CGATAATCTTCGGCACGTTTATACCGTTCAATAATGAATGGAATGATATTAGATACGTCAGCATCAAAAGTCACAGAGTCATCTGTATCCTCTAACGCAATAGCGTCATCTTCAATCATGATATCATCTTCATCCATATTTCTCTTCCTTAGTATCCAAAGGTAGCATCTGCAACTTGCATACCGCCACCGGGTCTACCCATTGGGTCATAATCAAATATACTAAATCTTGGTCGTGACATTATACCATATCTTAGCGCATCGTACAAGTGGTCTTCCGCTTTCGTATCCACATCTTCTGGATTTTTTTTATCCAGTGGGATGGATGGTAACTGGGCGACAGTGTTCGTGCAACTATTAAAGAAAACAAGTCTAGGCTCTTCCGTAAATTCATCTACCTGTAAACGTCTGTGTACTTCGTTCTTACCTGCTACACGACTACCACGGCTTCTGTCAGATGGTCTCCAACGACAGCCTCTTTGTATCATTTGTTCCGCAAGAGATGGTCCAGTATCGCCACGCTTATGCCAAAGACTACTATCCAAGACACCATATTTAATATTTCCATCTTCTGCTTCTAACTCCAATATCATATCAGCCAAGTCTGTGGCTAAGACTTTCGACACGTACAATTCCCTGTACACAATGAGTTGCTCAGACGGTGAGACAGCGAACCATACAACACCACTGTAAGAACCATACCCGTAATCACATGCTCTAAACTTAACCCAGTTGCTAGGAATATTAAAAGGTTCAACAACATGAATATTACGGTCAAACTCTGTGAACGCAGCACCTTCTTTAATATCCCAATCACCTTCAAGGAGTTGTCTTCTTTGCTGCTCTGGGAGCGACAAGAGCATAGCTTCGTAGTCACCTGACTCAGAGAGATACGGGTTGTCAGATAATCTAGCAGGAATGAACCTACGTTTAAATAATGGTTTCCCAGCTTTGCTGTGACCTGCTGGATATCGAAGAATTTCACCCGTTTCACTATCTGTCGCATCATACGCCTTATTATATGGGGCAGGGTCAATAAACATTTTCTTTACCCAGTGATGCCCTCTTCCACCGGGGTTTGTTGTAGCCCTCATAAAGATGGGCAGGTCAGGGGCAGTGGACCGTAGACGACTTCGCATGTAATTCCATGCATATGGCGATTGCCACTGGGTCAGTTCGTCAAAGCCTATCCAGCTAAAAGCCAGACCCTGATAACGCAGGACATCTTCATCTCTGTCAAGGTATGACATCCACAACCTCGCACCAGATGGCGCAGTCCACTGCATCTTTCTTTCTGACCACTTTATTCCGGGCCAGATTTTTGGATAGAGTTCCTGTGATTTAAATATTAGTTCACGTAACTCTTCCGTAGTGTGTCGAAGCAACAGCCCACTAAACTGCGGATGCCCCATGTATCTTAGAGGGTCGGCAAGCATGGCATAAGATTTACCACCCCCTGCTGAACCACCGTATAATACTTCACGTTCACTTGCTGCAAGAAAGTCAGTCTGTGGACCGGGATTAGGTTTAAAAAGTACATTGGCTGTCTCTTCTATACTTTCAAACTCAGCAGCTTCAGACTGTACCTCTTGTATTTCAACCGTTGGCTTTTGCGCCTGTTCTTGCTTCTTCGATTTCTTGCGCTTTGGCGATTGCCTTTTCCGCATACTCTGCCCACTTGCGGAGGCTTTTAGCTGTGTTCTTACGCTGTCGCTCATGCTGTAACCGCTTTCTTAATCCTACGTGCGATATGTATCTACCGCTATTTGTACTAAGCCAGTTAGCTACCTCACGATAGCTGTATTGATTTACGTGTGTTCTGGCCTTTTCAAGCAAATCCAACTCAGTTGGAATGGGGTCAAGAATGTCGGAGTCTTCTTCGTTTCGCTTGTAGCCGAAAGGTACAGTACGTGCAATACGTGGTATCTGTACCCATTCGTTTTCTTCTTTAATGTCTGTTGGCTGTGGTAGCTTCCACTGCCCTGCGCTTCTAGTCATCGTCTTCTACTGTAGCTTTAGCTGGCATAAGCATCACACCACCAGATGCTTCTACTTGTACCTTCTCAGTTTTAATTAAACCTGTGCGGTCAAGCAGTTCTTTAGCTGCTGACATCTTGTCACGAATACCAAGTTCAGTTGGGTCGTACAAAGCGTGGGTCATAGCTATAGCCGCTTTAGGTGCATTACGTGCCATGTACATCTGCGTTGCTTCAAGTATCTCTTCCTTGAGACCTTTTACAATTGCAGTTGTAGCAGTAGACTCTGAGTAGCCAGCCAGTTTCTTAGCGGCAACTACGTCACCGCCAGCGTCCTCAAAGAGGACTTCAAGAAACTTCTGTTGTCTTTCATTTAATTCTCTAGTCATCTTTTAATCTTTTTTGCAGTTCTTTTAATCTATTAATACGAGCCTGTACCTTATCCGTGTTAATAGGAGTAAGCGGTCCAGCTTTCGTTTTTTTAGTACTGTTGTCTGTTTCCGTTACAGTATTGAACTGTGCGCCACTTGGAGAAGCAGATACTTGCGTTTTTTGTGAAACTTTTTTCGGTTTAGGTTTAGGTTTAGCTTTTACCTTTTTGGGTTTTTCTTTAGCCATTTCTTTGAGACCCTCTTTACTAAAGTCTCTGCCGCCTTTAAAAAGAAACTCACCTACCGCAGTTACAGCATCACCTATAGTATCAACTACACCATTCTCTTCTTCGTTTTTTTTGCCCATTACTTTAATTCTCCGTGATGCATAGCATGAGCCAATTTATGGCTACGTGATTTTACCTGAACTGCCCACCTGCTGTCAAGCATTTCTTTTGCTGCAGTACGAAAATCTTCTTCGTGTATAGCAGCCCACATTTTTTTAAACTTACATAGACGTGGCACACCCATATTAAAAGCCATGTCCACAAGTACAAGTTGACGTACAGAGTCTAAGCTGTCTACGCAAGGGTGCGCACGTACCAGTTCTTCCTCGACTATCTGCACGTCATTCTCTAATAGAAAAGCAGCGTCAACTTCGGTAATACCATATTCATACACTGTTTCTATGTTCGGTATGTCCATAGTATCTAATTCTTCTTGAGTGATACCACGGTCTTCAAGATTTCTGCCAACGCCTATTGTATCAATGCCAAGTGTATCCTGATAGACCTCTAGGCGTAGACCTTCACTTTGAACAAGTTGTTTAATTAAATGTGTACGAATGTATTTCATCTATTTGCCTTTTGATTCTCTGCCCAGATAGATGCCATACACACCCGTCATAACACCCATGATAACAGAAACAAATGCAGACTGTTGTGTTGTTGGGTCTTCTAAATTCATAAACCATTCTGCGCAACGCCACGACATTGCGACAGAAGCAATCATAGTCAACTTGGCTGTAATATTAAATTGCAGCCAGCGTTTCCACCAATCAATCATTATTTTTTACCAAAGAATTTTGTAGCCGAACGTACTCCAAAAGAAGCAGCAACGATAACTCCAAGTGAGTACTGATACCATTCAGGCATTGAGTTGAGTTGTGCGAAACCATTTGCAACCACCTCTTCCATTCCGGGTATAAAAGCTAGTATAAGGGGTATGCTAAATAATATAGTAAGCCATTCGTCTTTCCATGAAGACTGACTACCTCTAGCCATCTCCAAGTCCCAATCAATTTCACCTGTAGCTTTCTTCTGCATCACTACAGCTTCAGCTTGTGCTTTAGCAACTTTACTTGCTGATTGGGCTTTCTTCTCTTCTACTTTGCCTTCTAACCATGTAGAGGCAATATTACTTATCGGACCTATCAGTGCGGTTAGCATTACACACCTCTTCTGAATTTAGCGGTTTTCTTTGATATCGCTTTAGGCTGTCTGACGAATTGCTTACCAGCAGCAGTTCCTTTTCGTTTAGCACTGGTGGTAGCCGCATACTCCTGCGGTGACAACGCTTTGATAGCCGCAGCAGGTAAGTACCGTTCTCCAGTTTTTCCAGACGGCTTCCCACTCTTAGTACCCCACTTTTGTTTGGTCCAAGCCTTGAGACTTTTCTGTGGTCCTTTTAGTGTCATATTTAAGTTATACCATCTTTATATTGATTTGTCAAGTTAAAAAGCTGTAACGGCTACCCACAGTAT